AAAGGACATTAGCCAGATTAGCAGCGGCTAAGCAGGGAGATGATGTTGCTATAGCTGCAGGTAAGGAGGCGAGAGGTGCTGGTATAGATCCTATTACAGGTGCTCCACTTGTTACCTTTGATAAAGCAGCAGCGGAGAGAATCCGTGATGCACTGTCAATGCCTACAGCGGAGCTATCTCCACAGGTTAACAGGGACATTATGCAATCTACCATTGCTGTTGCTGAGAATCTTATGGAGTTGCTACCTTCAAAGTACTTCAGACAAACAATAGATGGTCAGAAAGAAAAGATGGCAGACACTGTTCTGCGTATAGTCTCACAAGCCTCCGAGATAAATGATGATGTATTTGAACAAGCCTTAAGACGTACCGGACTAGAACCTGCAGAGTTTGTACAGGTATCCCGTCTAGGTATACATGAATCTGGTGCTGCTATGCAGTTGTACTCTACTATGGCAAAGAAGATTGAGTTGATGGCAGGCAATAACCCTGAACTCAAGGCTAAGTTAGCTAAGTTGTATGGTAAGGACAATGAGATAGGCACTGCCCGTGGTACATTCTGGGGCTTCCTTAAGCGGTTAGACAGGGAATCCAGAGCATTGATGGTAACACAGGTTGCTACCACAGCTCGTAACGTAATCTCTGCTGCTGGTGCTGTCACCTTTGGTGCTGCAGCTAAGCTGGTAGAAGGTACAATGGTGCATAGCTATAACTCTATTGCTGGTGCACTAAGTGGCAATGCAGCCCGGATTCCTTTTAAGACAGGCATGATGCAGACTTTAGACGAGGCCACTGGTGCATTCAGAGCAATCATGGGGCATAGAGAGTCTATGGACTTAGCTAAGATGATGTTGAAGGACAACTCTAGGCTATCACAGACACTATTCAGATCTCTACAGGAGACAGGTAATGAAACCCTAACTAAGACTACACGTTTTATGAACGGTTTAAACATGATGCAAGATCAGGTAATACGTTCTGGTGTTTTCACTGACAGTGTTAACAGACAGATGAAGAAGCTAGATCTTAACATGTATGATTACATTGCCAACAACAAGCCTATACCTACACAGGTACTTACCAAGGCGACTGATGATGCATTAGAAGCTACCTTTGCACTTATGCCACACAAGGGTACTGTACTACGTACCTTCGTGGATGCAGCAGAGTCTATACCTTTTGCTACTACCTTTGTATTTCCTTTTGCACGATTCATGGCAGATGCTATGGCATTCCAGTACAAGTATTCTCCCGCTAACTTCTTAAATGCTGCTGGTGCCTTTCGTTCAGGTAAAGCTATAAGTAAGAAAGCAGGTAAGAAGTTTGCAGAAGCAGAAGAGAAGAGATTACAGTCCACATTAGCTCCTCTTACTAAAGATAAGAGTAGACTTAAGTATGAGGCTAAGAACTTAAAGAGGGAAGGTCAGGAGCTATCCAACATAGGCAGTAGGGCAATGCAGGATTCTGCAGATCGTGTAGCTAAAGGTGTAGTAGGTAGTGGACTACTATATGCAGCTGTACTATATCGTAATGATAACCAAGATATTGCATGGAATACTGTAGCAAATAAGAATCAACCAGACCAGCCTATAGATATTCGTGCTGTATTCCCTATGGCACCTTACTTGGCTGTTGCAGACCTCATGGTTAAATGGAACAACAATGAATTGCAAGGAGTAGATTCTGCGGCACAGTTACTTGAAGGTCTTACCGGAACAATGTTACGCCCTATGGGATTAATGGACAGTGTAAATGATCTCATTGAAACTATCACAGAAGTAACATCTGAAGGTGAAGCTACAGGAGATGTAGTAACTAAGGAGAAGCTAGGCAAAATAATGGGTAACTGGGCTGGATCTATAATGGGTAGACCATTAACATCTTCCCAGATATTCCGTGATATTTATGCTGCCTTTGATGACAGTGAAGCTATAGTACGTGAAACACGGATGGTGGATGGTGAAGGTATGGGTGGTGTATTTGTTCATACTTTCCTTAACCATATCAAATCTAAAATACCTGTATGGCAGAAGGACTTACCTGAGTACAGATCTCCTACTACAGGTGGTACAGTACGTAGGCAGAGTGCAGTCATGGCACAGTTCACTGGTGTTAAGTATATGCCTAAGCAGAATGAAGTAGAGAAGGAGTTAGTTAACCTCGGACTTGCTTCATACAAGCTTACTCCACGAACAGGTAACAAACAAGCTGACTACTTAGCTAAGAAACATATGGCTGTTTATGCTAATACTATAATACAGTATCAAATGGCTTCCCCTCTATATAAGAGTTTATCTAAGACAGATAAGCGTACCACTATTGAGAACCGCTTTATAGAGATACGTAAGATGGCACTTGAGGTGGCTAAAGGTGAAGCTATGATGATGGCTTTCAGACAAGGCAAGAGTTACAGTGTATTTGATGAAGGTAAGTGGGCTAAGACTCCCAAGAGAGCCAGAGAGCTAGCTGATGAATACTTCCGCAACTATTATGGACGTAGTGTTAGTGAGTTAGGTGTATATGCAGCAGGTTCTAAAATAGGTATAGCTCTGAAGAAGGGAATGTAATGGGTATAATGTCACAGAAGGTAATAGACAATGAAATGGAAGCACTTAACCTTGGCACTCCTGATGACTTCACTCTCAGTGGTGGCTTACCCAAAGAGGTAGCCCCTGCAGATAGGGGTGACATAGATGCACTGGAAGCAGCTATCATTGAAATGCGTAGGAAGGAAGCAGCAGGTGAAGAGTATAGTAGCTATACACCTCCTGTGGAAGAGGCTACCACCTTCTATGATAAGGACGACCAAGACTTCCTTGAATATAGAGCACCTGAGGAGCCTGTAGTGGCTACCCCTAGTCCTACTATTGCTGAGACACAAACGATGCCCTATGCGCCTGTAGTGGACGCTGCTATGGATGCTAAGGAGGCTGCCTCACAAAGGAGGTTAACACCTAGGGCAGACTTCCTGAATACCTTCTATGTAGGTAACAGCTTAGATGCAATAAAGGACATTGAAGGAGAGCACGGGCCTGAAGGTACATTAGTTAATGGTAACCGTACTTACAACTATGGTGTTGAGCAGAAGACACTTGATAGTTTAGGTATTGATCGTAATGATTCTAAGTTCAAAGATAGTGCTGGTGTTATAGACGATAAGAAAGTAGCAGTGGCTGTTGGTGATGGATTCCATAAAGCTATTATACTAAAGATGCCTAACTGGGAAGAGATGCCAACTGAGGTATACAATTCAGTGTTTAGCCTTGCGTGGAACGTAGGTCATGCAGGTTTTACAGGTTACTCCTTAGGTACTAACCTTAATACTATAGCAGGATCTGATTCTACCGAGGCTGAAAAGAACACAGCTTACCTGCTAGAGCTAAGGACTAACATGCTTGATGTGGTAGGTAATACAGGTGGCAAGGTGCAACGAGGCTTAGCCAATAGACGAGGTAGGGATTATAACCTAGCTGCTAGTGCATTAGGTGGTAGTAATATAACACACTATAAGGTTACTAGAAGATTCTCGGAGGAGGATCCCACAGTAGAAATAGGTTCTACTATTAAGTATTATGAGGGCGACACTGAAGTTAGGTCAGTACTTACCAGTAAGACTATGACTACAAGTGAACAGCTTAAGTCTGGTATTAAAACCACAGTAACGGGAGCTACTGAAGATGTAGCCTACGTTGACTTAACCAATTGGGAAGAAGCTATCACCTAATCTCCACGCAATAAAAAGCCCCTTAATTGGGGCTTCTTTGTTTCTACCTAGTGTGTTAACACCTTAGGTGGGGGGAGTCCAACCTAGTTCTATTAAAGCTTCGTGGACTGCTTCATCCTCTAACTCTACTATCTTCTTACCCATTGCCTCCTCTATTGCATTCATGGTAATACCAGATACTAACTCCAGCGAACCGTGATCTTGATTGAGCGTGGGTCTAACAAATACCTCACCTCGGAACACTCCCTCCTCGTCTTTAGTACTCATTCTTCCATCCCCTCTACTATTAAGTTATTGTTCCAATCATACCTTATGGGAGCATCTTGCATACATACTATGCTTACTGGTTCCTTTGGGGTTTCTTCTATGCCCTGCCAAAAGAGTATGTAAAGGGTGCCTGTCATTAGCACACCCCCTAGTAGGCTAGTTGCTGCAAAGCTAAATAAGCTCACAAGCCCCACCACCACAGGCTACTTCACCACTCAGATCTGTTTCATCATCAGCTTCCACTACCTTAGTAAGATCAATATCATTCAAGCTACGTTCTAGCATGTTGAATCTCTCCTCAGTTATATCTTCAAAAGGTGCTTGGGTATATGTACCTCCGTTGTATGGTAGTACCGCAATGCCATTGAAAGTGTTACGGTTCTTCCACATCCATTCACCTACGTCAGGCCATTCATCATCCTTAACAGAGATAGTGCAGCTTACGTTGTGTGAGTTCTGCCCCTCTCTATGGCCTGTCTGTACCCACTCTGTGTTGAACCTACGTACACGTTCAAGTAGATCCAAAGCATTCTCTGTGCGTAGTATAGAGCCTTCTGGAGCCTTCTGTGGTATCTCTACTACAGCCTGTTGATCGGGGTTAAAGTACTCGTCCTCTATTAACTCAGGGTGGTGCTTGGCTAGGTGCTGATAGAGTGCTTCATTCTTTCCTAGTCTCTGTCTACGAATATAATAATCATTATGCCAAGCATGGATGCCACTACTTGTACCAAGTACGCAACTAGAGGTGCCTGAAGGCTTGACAGTAGTACACCTAGCACTGACATTAATATTAAGAAGACCAGCAACACGCTCATTCTCTTCCTTAACGATCTCAGCCGCTTCAGCGAGGTCATAGGATAGTATAACGCCAGAGCCAATTCCAGTTTGACCGACTCCAATAAGAGCGTCACGCTCCGTGGCCTCTTTCCATACATCCCTGAGATAGTGGAAGTCAGTGTATCCAGCTTGGAGCGTACCAATAAGAGCAGCCGCTTTAGACCTTTCATTTAAATCCTCCTGTGATGTTATGTCTGAGACATTTAGCTCACACAAATTGCAGAATTGATATGGGCGTAACCCGATTTCGCAACATGGATTTGTCCCCCAGTCTTTATCATTACTGAAGTAAACCCCCGGCTCACCTGACCCACTAGCTTCAACACGTTCCCACAACTTAAGGAAATCATCCTTAGTAGCACGATGCCGTAGGATAACAGCACTGTTGTTAGCACGACCACGCTGTGGGTTGTCTATATACCACTCACCTGCCTTGCTTGCCATCATATCAAGATCATCCATGCTGAACAGGGAGATCAATGCTGCCCTACGTATGCCACCTGCAAGTACTGCATCTGCAATGTAACACATAAGGTCATGCACTTCTAATGTACTTAGGTTACGACCTAGCGCATTGTCTAGTACCTTAGTGAGTTGATGAATGCAATCCTTCAATGGTTGAGGGCCGGGTGCCTTACCACCTGAGGTAATCAACATAGCTCCCTTAGGGCGTATGTCACGGTAGTCAAACTCCACTTCCATAAGGCCATTGAAGTAAGACTCCATCAGTACCTTCACTGCATCTGCCCAACCTTCAATGTTATCTGATACTAGGAACCTACGCTTACGTTTCTTAGGGCCACGTACTTCAGGTAGCTGAGTAACATGGTGACGCTGTACTGAATAGCCTACACCTGTGCCACCTAGTAGTAAGAACATAGTCTCACTGAAGGCTTCCACCTCTGACACTGGCAGGTAAGCACAGTTAAAGATTCGGTTAGGTGCTAACTCTATAGGTGCGCCACCGAACTGTAGTGAACGCATAGAGGGTAATACTTTCTTCTCATACACAAACTTGTATGCACTTTCAATGTCTTCCACCATATGTGGATACTTACGAATGTGCATTTGTTTGTTACGGGTTACTAATTCCTCCCATGTCTCACGCCTTTGTAAGGTGGGTATGTACTTAGCGTACTTAGAGAAGACTGTTATGTCACTGAGTATCTTGTTTGATGTTTCCATAATCTGTCCTGTTAATTTGTAGGGCTGTGTAGTTATACTGATTTTTAGTCAAATGTCAAGCACTATTTATCCATTAAACAATATGTTTCCTACAAAGAGAGTCAACAATATTATTTGCATTATGTAATCCATTAATTGGGTTCCTTTGCTAGCTTCTTCATAAATCTGTGCATATCCTTTTCATATGTGTACCTAAAGTGATTCTCTTCCAGCCAGTCCTCCATACACCTACGAGAACCATCCTTACGTTTCTGTGCTCCGGGAAGTGCTACACACTCAGAGTGCAACACAAAGATTATTACTGCCATTGGGTTAGACTTACGTACATGGACATACTTATCCATCTCATGTCGTGTTCTGAATCTTCCCTTAACCTCAAACCATATGTTACCCATCACCCCATCAGGTGTGTACTTCCTATGCTCTACTACCTCATAGTCTACCTTGATAGGCTCGTAGTCTACATCCTTCATAGCTCCACCAGCAAACAACCTAAACTCTAACCATGAACGGTAGGGCTTAGGCTGGTCACGGTTCATTACAAGGTAGTCACTCCATGTATCGTAGGGCTTAGGTGGGATGGCTTGGCAGTTCATTCCGCAAGTCTTGCCTAAGATACTAGGGGTTACCTTCCGTGCCTTAGGCTTGCCTACCTTCTTCTTTCCGTATCCCCAACTCATAAGCTATCCAGTAACTTATTCAGATACCATCGTGCTTTCTCAATGTTAGTACGTACATCCTGCTTTCTATTTGCCCTCCACGTATACTTAATGTTGTTACCCTTACAGAATCCTGTGAACTCCTCGTCTGTTAATGCAGCTTGGATAGCATCAATGCATTCAATGTCACCCCCTCCATCTGATCGGTAATGGTTAGGGTGGTTAACCAAATCCTCCAACACCCCGTCTAAGTTATCCACATTAAAGTTACGTTCAACTTCCTCTATGATGTTCATTCCTCTTCCTCCACTATGTCCATTACTTTGCCAAGTGATTCAGCTAACCTGCCTACTAGCTTGACAATACGTTGACGCTCTGACTTCCAATCCCTTACTGCTTGTGCAAAATGAGTCTCATTAGTAAAGGTTTCTATCCAATAATCTTTAAGTTCTACCTCTGTGTGTAGATGGGCTATGATTTCTTCTAGGTCTTCTATCCTCCTCTGTTGCCCTTTACTCATTAGCCTTCTCCTTCACACTTAGTGTCAAAGTCTAGGGTTATTACATTGCCAATCTTGCTAACTATCTTATCAGTAGCGGATACAAGTTGGTCATCCCCTGCT